ATAACATAATATTACCCTCATTTCTTATCGATATAATGCGCAGAATGATGAAGATATGCTCCTCCACATAAATGCTCATAACAATCATATGTATTGATGTAGTACCTATTATCAAAATTCTCAATAACTCTACCATCAAATACCATATCTTTGAAATTCACAATATGCATCTTTACACATTCATATTCATCATCACATGGAATAATTATTAGATATGGATTTTCAGATGAACTATCACAATGAATAATACATTCAACCCAATCAGGCCTATATGGATACCATGAACTAAGTTTACACATTTTTACAAAGAATGTATTATCAAAATTGATAGTGGTTTTGGAATATCCAACCCAGTTACCATTCTCATCATAACGTTCACCAATATGACCTTCATTTGTGATATCAAAATTACGATCAGGTGTAATGGTAACCATATGAACAGTATTCTCCTCATCTATGATAAAAATTGCAGGCTGTAAACCATTTTTTCTTTTTTGTACAATTATTTTAGCATTATCGAATTCCATTTCAATCTCCTATCATACAATCTGATAATCTTTTACCAGATTATGGATAATTTCATCTGCAAAATATTCGCTTGGTCCATTGAATAAATCTAACTGTTCTTGTGAAACCTCTTGAGTATATACCCAAGTATGATCATAGTCTTGAAACTTAAATTGATAGACTGAATACTTTTCATCAAATCCATAATCAAATTGTAGATTATGATGTCGTGCAAATGACATTAATCTATCAATTAATTCTTCATGCATTTTTTATCCCTCTTTCAAATTTATTCTTTTATGTACCATCCAGTTTCCCATTGCCCACCGATTCTTTCTCTGATACCATTTCGCCCACGAATATCATTAGGAGAATACCAATCTTCAAAGATATATCCATATTCATCATATATAATTTCATCTGATCCTGAATAAATATACTCATAATCAAGAAATAAAGGATGTGATATGTGAATATAAGGATTTTCTTTGATGAATTCAATCATTTCATTTCTTGTCATCATATTTAGATATCCCCATATCTATTCTTCTAATAGTTTAATGAATGTATATCGTGCGGCACATTTATTACACAAACATATTTTCATTTCAATTTTGTCTTTTATAGGAACAGATACATCTTTCGCATATTTTACACTTCTGGTATCTCCACAAAAACCACATCTGAGTTTTTTATCTCTCCAAGCTGGAATTAATTTATATCGATTATTTCCAATTATTGAGTCAAATATCATCTGAATCTCACCAAAAGTGAGCATATCTCGATACTCTAAATTGTCATTGATGATTTTCCAGAATTTTTCAATGAAGTCTGCAAATGTATCTTCTTTAATGAGATTATCAATCTCACTATACACATCTGTAAGTTTATCAACTTTTACTTCATCATCATGAGTGAAAGGATGATCGGATTTAATACCATCAATTTCATCCTGAATAATTTCCAGTACCTGTTGTTTAACTGTCATATATATTATCTCCTCTTAAATCATTTCATACTATTCTTAAGGTAGAAAATTTTTGACTGAAGATTGGCAGTTTTAACCATAACGGTCACATGCCAATTACAATTTTTTCTACCCTTAGCTTTTTTACGTTCATGCTCCTGGTGATTAAAATTCCAGTAATGTGTGAGAGCCGTATCAATAAGCTCAAGTTCTTCTTTCGTAAACATATTTACATCCTTTCAGATTCATAATCTATATAACCACCAAACATACAATGTTCTTTATATGCAGATGATATATTATCTACACCAAACCCAATATAACCATATTTAGTTTCAGGAGGATTATATGTACCATCCATAACACTATTCAAGAATTCATTCAATCTATTTTTCCATTCACGGGTGTAAATTTCTTGCTCTTTAGCCCTTATTGGTGCTAGTTCTGCCTGTCTCTGTTTTCTTTTCTGTTCCTCCTCAATTTTTCTTAATCTTTTTTCTTCTCGTTCTTGTTTCTTTTTATATTTCTCCTCTTCCATAACACATATTTTTTTCTCACGTTCTTTTTTCTTTAATTCTTTTTCTTGTAAAACAAAAGAATTAATTTTTTCCTCATCATATTCAGTATTGAGATATTCATAAATACGTTTTGCTTCGAAATACTTTTTATGTTCATAATTGTCATAATACAAATCAATATAAAATCCCATATGTTTATTTACTAGTCTTAATGAAATATTTTTATACAAAGATTTAACTGACCTATACATATTATCGAATTCTGTTACAGGCATCATTTCAAAACTTAGGCTACCACGATTCTCGTAAAGTGACTGAGCGCTATATCTAAGTTTTATCAAAAGATAATTATCTTTGTCATATCTAAATTTATAAAACTTCATAAAAATTAATTCCTTTCTTGGTTATAAAGTTTTCCTTCTTATATTCTATTGTAATAATATATATTTATTTTTTGTATTAATACGATTATTAATAAACAGTTAACATTTTAATAATAGTTTATAGAGAGGGTGTTTTTATTATATGAATGATTTATATCCCGTATATATTATTTTATTTTCAAATGATACTGATTTTGGAAAGCTTATTAGAACCGCTACCGGTTCTGAATATTCCCATGCTACTATTGCATTAGATTCTACTATGAATAATATGTACTCATTCTCTGATATTCCTTATTCCCAAGACCATATGTTTGGTGCAGGTTTTGTTAGAGAATCCATATGGTCACCTATGTATAAAAAGAATAGATATTTTACTATTTTAGTTACTTTCGTTACTAAAGAAGAAAGAGATACTATTCAATCTAAGATAGATTATTTCTGTGAAAACCATACTAAGTTTAAATATAATGATATAGGTTTAGTTCAGTATTATCTTAATTTTAAAGAAACTAAAAGACATACTGAAGATAAGAAAAAAAGATGGTTCTGTTCAGAATTTGTATCTTATATGTGTAAAGCTGGTAATATTAAAGGATTTAATGATATTATGTTAGCTCCTGGTGATCTTAAATCTATTAATAATCCTAATGTGATTAATTTAGGTGATTTTACTATTCCTAAATTTAAAGAATCAGTTTTAATTAGAAAGACTGAAGAAGCTCGTAAAGAATTTATTAAAAATCAACAAACTACTATTGTATCAGAATCTTTTTATTTTAATTATATTGATATATTAAAAGAAGCTTCTCTTAAAGATATTATTAAAAAGAAAAAGAAAGAATTTAAAGAATCTGAATTGGTTAATTATACTACATTGATTGATTGGAAATATTTATATGACGAGTTTATTCAGTTATTTCCCGATACAGATCCGAATGTAAGATTTGATTTATATGAAATAATTGTAAGAAAATTCTTAGTGCCTTTTAAACGTAATACACAAAATGTTACACAGGAAATCCATAATGAAGTTAAAAATATTTATAGGATCATAGGAAATAATACAATTAAAATTATTGATAAAATTAATTCTATAATTCATGTAAATAAAAAAGGTAAAGATACTTCTTATAGATACCCTACGTTAACAGTTGCAAATGAATCATATATTAATATAAAAAAAGAAGATTATTTCTTTGAATAAAAAAAATAAAACCGGTATGAGAAATTATCTCATACCGGTATATCTTATTGACCAAAAGTTGCTTCAGAACGATTCTTTTCATTACCGAAACGATTTCTGACAGTAATAGAACCATCAGAATTAAATACGAACCAAAGCATATCATTATAAATAGGACGAGGACCGCCAGTCATCCAAGTATCATGTACAGATTCAGCCAAATCATATGTAGCCTGAAGATATGCACCATCAGGGTCATAACACTGCCACTGTTTCGGTCTTGCAATCTCACCCTGAAGATCCATACCATAACCATTAGCTTTATCTTCAACTCTGTTAATGGCAATCCACATGATGATAGATTTTACTTCATCACTCTTACCATGAGCAACCGTATCTGCTAGTCTTGCAAGAGCGGTAATTTCACTGGTACGCAGATCAATGGTGGGTTCGGGTTCAGTTTCCATAATAGTTTCAGATGCAACCTGAATAGCAGGATCCTCGATAGGAATAGGATCTACTTCCTTATCATTATTGCTAATGATAACCATAAGAATAATGATAAAAGGTGCCCAAAGACGCACATCCCAACATCTGTTAACTTTTCCACCAAATAAGGATTTCTTTCCGCTATCAAATTTGCCAGTGTATTCATTTTTAGAAGACGTTACCTTTTTAATCATCTTCTTCAATTTACGCTTTAAGCGTACCATTATAGAATATTTATGTCCTTTCTTAGTATTATTTTTGTTTTGTGTAGATTTCATAATGTTGATTCCTTTCTTGTTTGATTCTATTGTAATAATATATATTCATATTAATTGATTTTACGATTCTTCAGTAATCCCATATCTTTTATCTTTAATATCCCTAGTTCTTAGAATATAATTCTTATAGGCATTATAAGTTTTAAATTCTCTATATTTACCAGTATAAATATCAAAACATCTTTCACCACGAACCATTTCATATTCATTTGCAGATACAATGATATAAACAGTTTTTCCATTTTTAGCACACAATTGTGCAAGTGGAGCAAAAAGATATTTCTTAACATCCTGTACGTTATCTACAGAAAATCCAGAATCAATAGCATCTAATAAAATAAATAATTCATTCTGGTCAGGTGTATTATTAATATACCAACCAATATTTTGTGAAAGTTTCTGGAGATTCATAGCAATTTGCTCTCCTTCAGAAGAACAGAATGCTGTTGCTCCAAAAGTAAAATCTTGATTAAATAGGGCTTTAGAAATAGAATTATGACCTCCATCATGTAGATTATCATACCAGATATATTTAAGATCTTCATCATTTAGACATTTCTTAATACATTTCAAAAATGAAGTTTTTCCGAATCCATTACATCCAACTAAGACTGTAACACCAGATTCAATGGTTACTGTTTTCTTTTTAAAGATTTTAGTCTTATCATCATACATATAAGGTATAAGTTTAAATGTTTTCATAGTTTCCTCCATTTATATTGAGTTATATAGTAATAATATATATTTTATTTATACATTGAATTTTTATATTAAATTAACAAATTATTAATACTAAAAAATATATACGAAAGGAGATTCCTTTATGAATATATTAGAAGCAAAGTTATCCACGGAACATAGAAAAGAACTGTCTGATTCAGATTTTGGTCTTCCTAAAGAAAGAAAGTATCCTATAAATGATGAATCTCATGTTCAATCTGCTATTAGGTTTTTTAAATATTGTAAACCGGAACAACGAAGAGAGTTAGCTAAAAATATTAATTTAAAATTAAAGAAATTTGATATGAAAGTAAAAGTGGGAGAAAAGAATCCTTTTTATAAATATATTGATAAAAAATATTTATTAGAATCATTTAATCCAGTAAATGAGGCTACGTCATTTTCATATATAAAAGGAACCAATATGAATCCTAAGTTTGATCGATATATTTGTACACTTATGGATAGTTTCGATTTTTATACAGATGAAAATTTCATTATTAATGCTGAGAAAAATATTTATAAAATCATTAATACTACTACAGATACCAGTAGAGATTTACTATCATTTATTCATGATATTAATGATATATTTGAAATCGCATATAGAGAGTTTTTTAATTATCATAAATATGAGAATTCTAAATTTTATATAACTAATTGGTACTATCCTTTATTAAATGATTTTAGACGAACTATTATGACAAAAATTAATTTTAATACTGCAACTATAGAAATCGGTAAAGAACAAAAACTTTATTTAGATTTTTTAGGTAAAGTGCTAAAAACTAAATATGATCATAACTGGTATTATGTATATAGAATTAATAGTGAGATATATCATACTCTGATTACCCGCATAGGAGAAGGTATTGAATATTTAAATTTAGATTTAAATATGTTTGCTCCTGAGATAGTTCGGGATTTGAAAACTATTAGAATTGAATTTAGGGATTGGTATATAGATAATCTTCCATTTGATGATAAAATTATGCAGTTTGAAATGATAAGAGATTTATTAATCCAACAGAAAAAAGAACTTGAAAATGATTTATTTATTCTTACTGCTAATAATACACTAAAACCTATGTCTCCTATACAAAAATTACATTCATTATATCATATCGATAATAAAGATATTATTGATAGAATTGATACTATATCGAATATTTTGACTAAAGATAATAGACTTGTTAATATTGTCGGCGTATATAAAACTCATGTTATTTCACAAGAGGATGAAGTAAGATTATTACATACTAAATACATTGATAGTATCATTTCTAGTAAATTTGATAGAGGTGTAATTTATTGGTATGGTATTAAAGATAATGAACTATATTTTATTTGTAAATCTACAAATGTTGAAAAATTACATTATGTATTAATATTACTTGATGATAAATGTATAGATTATCTTAGAGCAGTTAGTGATACTTCTAAGCCTAAGATTAAAATTATTAATATAACATTCCCTAATGTAGGTAATAATATAGACTATCATTTAGAACGAATCACTGAAGGATTATCTATTAATGAAAATGGTGATATTAAGATTTCTATTAATCCTAAGAAATCTTATATGGACGAATATGCAGAAGTTCATAGAATCTTAGTAGAGAATTATAAAAATAAAAATTATGAAGCAATGAAACAAAATGTTGCTTTTATGTTTTTACTCATATCTATAATTGAGAGAAATCCTAAATATAAGACTAGAGATAAAGATATCGTTAAAGCACGAGCATTTGCTATTAATGATTTTAAAACATATTTAGCATATATTCAGAAAGAAGATCCTTCTTTTAATTTTGAAAGATATTATAAAGATTCTGAGTTTGATAAATATGTAGTTAATATTCCTAAAGAGACTATATTGGGTATTAGGAATTTATTAAAAAGTATTTTAATGTAAACAACTTTGTAATTGTTAATATTAGTTAGCAATGAAAAATCAAAAGATTATTTAAATATATATTATTTAAGTAATCATGATATAATAGTTATTAAAAAACTTATCATGAAAAAATCAATTAACAATAATTTTGGAGGTTATTAAATCATGAGCAATGAAAACAAGAAGTATAGTGTTCTCGACAAGATTGTCGAGGTTGAGCCCACTGGTGTTATTTATTCCGTTAAGGGTTCTACCATTGAAGAGTTCGTTATGGAATATCTGAATAGAAAGAATATTACAGGTGTTTCTGATGCAAGAATTCGTGTTCGTTCTGAAGGTAGAAATCGTCCTGAAGTTGTAATGTATCTGTTCATGGATCAGAACTCTAGATTCATTTCTTCTGAGATTCAGAACGTTCCTGCAATGCTGCGTAACAAAGTTGATACTAAGGGTAATCTGAGAATTACTGAAGAATTCAGAGAAGTTCTGATTCCTCTGTGTGGTAAGGGTGACATTCAGTCTGGCAAGATTGATCGTGAATATTTTGTTCGACTGGATATCTTCCGTGTTATCGGTATGATGTTTGCAGCTAACCCTAACTATCATCATATTGCTATTACTGATGCAATGGCTTATCCTGATGGTAGAGATTCTATCATCTCTGTTATTAAGAATATGAAGTCCGTTGGTTACACTAGTAATAATACTGATAAGCGTAGCCATCAGATTGATTCTATTGAGAGAAAGAATTATTAATTAAATAATAGAAAAGGGATACCAGATTAATTTCTGGTATCCCTTCTTTTTTTATTATATAGGAGAATAATATGAGTAATGGTACTTATGTATATCAACGAAGATGGGAAGAATTTGAAAATAAAGAGCGTGCATTTTTAGATAAGATATCAGATAAAGAAATATTGTCTTTCTTTAAAACTGGAAAGAATCTTTTAGATATTATGGAAGAAATTGAGGATGCTTATGGTGAATCATATACTGAGGAAGAATATATCTTTAATTGGTTAGATAAATATGATTTTGAAGAATATCTTAATAAAAGATTTCCTAATATTAAAATCAATCATATAATTCCTGAAGAGGAATTAATTATTGGATAATAGGAGAATTAAATTATGGACGATAACTATGGATACTGGATGCTTGGATATCCTGCAACATGTTCAAATTGTGGTGGTGAAGCACCAGTTATAATAGATAATGATTTGAAATATATTTACGAAACACCAGAAATTTGTCCACATTGTAAATGTAAAATGATTAGACGTCATTATGCATGGAAAGAGGGTTAAATATAATGGCTAAAAAAGAAAAAGATAATAATGAACCTTTTTATGAACTTGGTGATATTATTGGAGTTATTAAAGAAAGTGAAACTAATGATTGGGCTAAAATAATAGCCTATTTTAATTGGCTTTCTGAAAAGAAAAAAGGAGATAAAACTACTATAGATATTAGAAACTATAATTTTGGTAAAAAGCAGATTGGTAAAGGTATCTCTTTAACTAGTGAGGAAGCTGATAGATTAACTAATATCTTATTAGAAAATGATTTTGGTACTTTAGAAGAATTGGAAAAAGCTGTACAAAGAAAAAGAAATTTCTTTACAGTAACTGATGAAATTGATAGTAAACTATTGGATGAAGTTGATGAGAATGGAATGTATAATATCATCATTAATGCTAGGTGATTTATATGGATATACTATTTAATATGTATAAAGTTAAGTATTCTAAATTATTAGAACTACTTAGAGAAAATAATAATATAAATATAGGATCTGATGATATAGTTCATATTTATATTAATTTAGAAACCATTATATTAAAAATGTGTAGTGTACAAATTAATGAAGAAATATCTGTTAATAAAAATGCTAAATTGCAGTTTATTGCTAATATTATTAATTTAGCGGCACATTACAGAATGTTCTTCACAAAACATAAAATAGAATCTAAGGTATTCTTATATGTGCCATCATTAACTACTAAAAAATATAAGAATAATTTATATAATAAAGATTATAGAATGTATAGTCGTTTTAAATTTAGTGAGAGTGGTGGCAATATCCCTTTATATAAAATGATTATTGATACAATTCCATTTATTCAATTAATTATCGAATATATACAGGGAGTTTATTTTATTAAAAGTGAAGAAATTGAGAATTCATTGATTCCCCACATAATTAATGAAGATTCTGATAATATTAAGAGTTTTATTGTTACTGCAGATTTATATGACTTACAATATGTAAATTATGATTGTAATATTATTATTCCTAAAGGAGATAATTCATTTATCTGTACTAGTAATAATACTATTAATTATTTGAAGAATCTTTACAATTGTAAAGGATCATACAAATTTTCATCAGGTTTTATTCCTTTTATATTAGCTGTGATAGGTAGTAAATATAGAAATATTTATAATATAAAAGGTTTAGGAATGAAAAGTATATATAAGATTATTCAGAAAGCTATTGATGAAAAATTAGTTAGTAATAATATCGATAATATTTATTTATTATTGAATATATTAAAGAAAGATATGAAGAATGATGTATTAAATAATTATAAATGTATCGATATTAATTTTCAGTACACACAATTGAATAAAAAAGATATATATGTTATTACTAGTCAGATTAAAGATAAATTTGATAATGTAGCATTAAGAAAGATTAATGATAAATATTTTATCGAATACCCAATTATGTTACAAGAAATTACTGCTACTGTAAATAAAAGAAAAGAAATAAAGTTTTAATATAAGAGATAATAGGGAAAATCCCTATTATCTCTTATTTTTTTATTTAATTTCTAAATAAAATGAACCAGTATCCCAATCTCCATCTGCTACAACTTTAGCACCATATTTAGAAATTTCTTCATTTACACTATTAGTTAACTCATTAGCATATTTCCAGAATTTTTTATTTTCATCAGTATCTCTGGGTTTATCGCTAAATTTATGTAGATCATATTGAGCAATACCTAATGAATCATTTTCACCATCAATAAAATTCTTTTTATCATCTTTATAATATTCATCATTAGAAGTCATAAATATTGAATTCTTTATAGGATATTTATTTTTTATTGCTTTTAATTCATTTTTAAAGATATTGATTGTATCAGATAATACTTTAGATTTATCAATATTTTTAGATTTAGGTTCTTCTTTTTTCTTTTTAAATTTATCAAATAAACCTTCATCAAGAATATCAGCAGTCATAATATCAACAAACTGAGAATCTTCCATTAAAGTAGTTAATAATTCATTCATCATATAAAACCTCCTATTAAGGATATATTATAAATTTGTTAGTTTTGTATCTTTAACACTTATATAACTGATATAAGTAAAGGAAGATATATTTTATGAGAAAATATATAATGACAGATGAAACTATTGAAATTAATGGACATATTCTTCATAGAATAGAATCATTAATTAATTTTAAATATGTAGAAGCTGGAGATGAAGGTGGATATATTGAATCTGAAGATAATCTTTCTCATGAAGGAAATTGTTGGATATTTGATGAATCTAGGGTGTATGAAAATGCTAAAATACAAGATGATGTTATAGTGTGTGGTGATTCGGATATTAGTGGTGAATGTGAAATTTGTGGTGAAGTAGAAGTACATTCAGCAGAATTAACAGGATTTTGTTATATAAAATAAAAAAATAAAAGGGGGTACAGAAATGTACCCCCTTTATTAACGATAAAATTCCCTAATATATTTACGACAATCATGATGTCTTAATTTTCTAATTGCAGACCGTTCTATTTGTTGAACGCGTCCACTCGTTACCCCAATAATTTTACCGATTGTATCATATGTAAGATTATCATAATATCTTAAATATATCACCATTTTACAACGTTCGGGAATAGCATCTAAAACCATCTTAATATTATCTTTACCAATAGTTTCAAACATAAGATCATTTTCATCACATATAATAGGATCAATATAAGCATCTGGTAAATTTTCTTTTGATAAACGTATATAACGTCTTTTATATACATATACCAAATTGCTTAAAATCTGCTGATGTGATGTACCACGATTATATCTTTCAATATAATCAGCAGCAATATCTTGATACAGATCATCACTAGGTTCAAAATCTGTATGTTTCAGAATATAATTGTAGCAAGATCCAATAGCTTCGATTAAGGTGTATTTCTTACTCATGATGATTTTCCCTTTCATATATTAGTCATGTCCAAACACGCGAATGCGCTCATTAATATTGTAATTTCTAATCGTGACCAGTGTGGTACAAATAGTACCGATTACACTCATTGCCCAGAAGATCATTTCGTAATTAGTAGGTGCCATTATTTTTTCCTCTTTTCATTTTAATTCTTGATTGGTTTTAAGAGTTATTCCTTCTCTTTATTATATTAATAATATATACTTATTATCACTAACTATACGATTTTTATAAATTAAATTATTCGTACATTATAATAATATTATTCGATATATAATACTATTATGAAAGGAATGATATAGAAAATGAGATTACAGAAAGATGAAGTTGTTGCTTATCTTATTATGGAAGAATCTTTTGAACCTGTACAGGCTAGTAATGTACAGTTCTTTGATAAGAATAATCTCTTTTATGTAAGATTCAATGCTACTTTACAGGATTTTAATGTAAAGAATCGTAATGGTAGAATTTATATGGGTTCTGCTATGATTCCTTCATTAAATGCTGAGCATATTATGGAATTACAGAGAAATGGTTCTTGGTTTGGTGAAGCGGGTCATCCTATGTCTGATGATATTAAGAGAATCTTAACTATTGATCCTAAATTAATTTCTCATAGAATCGTTTCTCATAATGTTAATAATTATAAGTGTACTGGTGTTATTGAGACCTTAGATACTGATATGGGTAGACAGATGACGAAAGCTATTCTTCAAGGTATGAATCCTGCATTTAGTCTTCGTGCATTAGCTCCTCTAGTTAAGAAACCTGATGGTACTGCAATTGTTCAGTCTAAGTGTCATGCTGTTTGTTATGACTGGGTTGTTTTACCTTCTCATAAAGCAGCATATGCTGATCAATCTGCTCCTATTGAAAAGATTGTTAAAAAGGTTACTGCTGGTGGTAATGTTGTAAATGAATCCAGTGTTGTACCTGTACATGAAGCAGCTATTAAAGATTTTATTTCTATGGAATCTTCTAATGTTAAATTAATTTCTAACTTATGTGAAGTTGCATTAGGTGATATGAAATTAAGTAAAGATATGCGTCATGTTATTATTAAAGAAGGAACTGATACGTTTGTTGTTCCTCTGGAAGAAAAAATTAAGCATGATATAAATACGTATATGAGAGGATTATAATATGGATAACTTAATTTATTCTTTAATGGAAGATACTCAATTTGTCGATATTATGACTGCTGATATTTTAGATGAAGGTTCATACTCCGAAGCTATTAAATTTGGTAGTACTGAATTAGCTAAAGAATATGATTCACATTTAGCTGCAGGTAAAAAAGCAAAAAAAGATAAAGATTATAAATTAGCAATTAAAGAATTTAATGAATGTAAAAAACTTATTCCTAAAATTAATGCAGCTGCAGATAAGATTCCCGATGATAATGGTTGGGATAAATTTTTAGGTATTCTTTCCACAACTGGTGTATCTTTAATGAAAAAATATAAAGATGAAAAAACTGGTAATCGTGCATATTATCGTAAATGGTGGAAAGAATGGGTTCAAGGTGCTATACAATTTTTAGATAAAGAAATTGCTGATTGTAAATCTAAAATATAATTAATTAAATTAATATATTATAAAGGATATACTGATATTCAGTATATCCTTTTATTTATAAAAACATTATTGTAAGATATTTATTGAATCTGATAGAAAGGAGTGAATAATAAATATGTATTTAAATATTGATATTAAGAAGATTTTAGAAAATAAAACTCCTAAACCTGATCATATTACTGAATCTTTTAATTTATTAAAATCTAATCAAACTCCTACTAATATTATTAATTTTATGTCATCATATAGATCATATCCTAAGGAAACTATCATTGAAAATTTAAGCTCTTTATGTGATATTAATTCAGATATTACATTTTCTTATGTTGATCATGTCTTAGAGGTTGCTGATTTATCTGATGATATATTAAATAAATATAAATCTCATATTTCTTCTTTATTAGAAAATTCTAATAATATTGATTACTCTTCTCGATTAGAGAATACTATATCTATTATTGATTCTAATATTGAGAATAATAATGATATGGAATTAATTAAAGAAGAAGTATTGATGAATTTAGCTATTGATAGAATTAAAAAATCTTGTATATTTGAATCATATTTAGAAGATGATTTGGAAGTATTGATTTATAATATTAATACTTCTCCCGAAACTATCTCTGAATATGAGCAAATTATTAGAAAGATTAAAGTTTCTAAAACTTCAGAATATTTCTCTAGTTATCCTATGTTATTAGTTAAGAATACTGACTTAATTAGAAATATGGATATTAGAGTAACTGGTGATGTATTAGATTTATTAACCTCTATGCCTACAGTAATTGCTAATAAATTATCTGAAGCTAAGTTATCAGATACTGTTATTAAATCTTATATTAAGATTTTTGATAAACAGATTGCAGTTATGTATATGGAGTTAAAAAATAATGAACCTGCTCAGTATCAATTATATTCTACATATGTTAGAAAATTAATTGAGGCTAAGAGAGTTATTTCTGAAAAGAATACTAAAAAACTCAGTGAAAATATTACTGAAATGCAACCTGATATCATTTTATATGATGAGGGTGTAATGGAAGATATTATTGCTGAAATGGAAGATTCTTTAGCAGATATTATTTTTGATCCTGGTGAAGAACTTAATGATGCTGAATTAGAAAACTTTGCTAGATTATGTAGAACTTATGAAGCTGTTAGCAGATTTCAAAGAGGTGCTATTAAAGCTGGTCATGCTTCTGGTAAAGTCATTCAAAAAGGTGTCAATAAGATGAAAGACTCTCAGTCTAATAATAAACGAGCTATGTTACCTGTAAAAAAATCTTTAGATCCATTGATTAATATGTTTAATAATACTATTAATAAGATTAAAGAAATGGATAAAAAAGAAAGAACTGAGAGAATTATCACTGGTCAGTTTAGATTAAAGCTGATTGGTTTTATTAAAAAAGGTATCATAGGTTTAGGTTCTATTGGACTTGGTGTTGGTGCCGGTAAAGTTTTAGCTAAAGGTGCTATTGGTGTAATAGCATCTCCTGCTAAATTAGGTAGTCTTATTGTTATTGCTATTGGTATTTTAGTTGGTGTTGCTATTGATAAAAAAGTCGATGCTAAACATCGTAGACAGATTTTAACTGATTTAAAGAATGAGTTAGAAATTGTTAATGAAAAGATTGAAGATGCTAAGAGTGAGAATGATAAGAAAGCTAAATATGAATTAATGCGTATTCGTAATAAATTAATTAAAGATATTGAAAGAATTGAATATAATCTTAATTAAAAAGGTGGGATAGTTATGGATATATTTGATATTTTAAAAGAAGCTAAAAACCCATCTAAACCTAAAGTATTAAAAGTATCTAATACTGATACTACTGATTATACTGAAGAAATTGATGATGAAACTGTAGAAGAACCTACTGAAATCGATGCTACAAATGATGATGAATCTACTGATTATACTGCTGAAGTTGAAGAAGTAGAACCTGAAGATTCTGATGAAGATTTTGAGCAATATATTGATGATGATTCCGATGATGAATCTACTGATTATACTGACGATATAGATGTAGATCCTGATTCTGAAGAAAATGAAGATAATCCAGAAGATACTGGAGATCCAGGAGAATCTACTGATTATACTGAAGAAATTGATGGTGAAACTGGTGATGAAGGGTATGATGAAAATGCTCCCGAAGGAGAAGTTCAAGAAGAACAACCTGCTCAATCACCAGAAGATATTTTAGAAAATAAACAAAAAGCTGAATTATTAAATTCACTTATCAATTTATATTATGATCTTAATGGCATCTGTAACAAGATTGATTCTATTACACATGCCCAAGCTTTAGCTAATAAAGTAATTATTCAAGTTAAACAAAATTTAACATCACTTTGTGATTATATCTATAAATATATCACTAATAGTTATAATAGTGATACGTATGTGAAAAATCTTTATGTTTATAATTATATGATTCAGTCATATAAAATTAATATAGAGATGTTACGAAAAATTAATGTAATCCAATAACTAAATTATGTACATAATAATAATTGAATGAGTTGTTTATCGTATATAAACTACTATTTTATTTTACTATAAATCTTTTAACATAAACATTAATTTAAAATATACAAATCTTATTACTGATAGTATTTGTATATTTTATACATATTCTATTGGTAAAAATCATGAAATATTTTTTATTAACACCGTACAAATATATAAAATAATAAAATGAAAGGACGTGCCTTTGATATGTATGAATATTTATCTGAAAATACTAGTAAAGTAATTGGTTCTTTCTCCCAGGATAAGAACCGTGATTTCAAGGAGGGCATCAAGCATTTGTTTGAGGGTTTCCAGTCCTCTTATCAGCTGGATGCAATTTCTGATATTTCTAAGATTTTACGTGTTGACACTCTGAAGGAAGCTTATAAGAATGAGCTGTTACAGGATGTTGCTGAAGCTCAGATTAGTGATGAGTATTATGCTACCATGCCTGAAAAGCTGGAGCAGCTGTTTGAGAACTCTTCTCTGGAGATGCTGCAGGAGTCTGGTGTTGCTGCACTGGCACCTATCGTCGGTATCACTCTGCCTATCCTGAAGAAGTCCTACATTGAAGGTCATTCTAAGGATATTGTCATGACCGAGGTTCCCACTAAGCCCATCATCAAGGCTGCTTACGAGCGTCGTTTCCTGAAGGACGCTGAGGGTAACAAGCATTACATTCCTGACATCTTCTATGATGAGTCTTATAAGACTATCATGGCTAAGGGTCGTGGTAAGCAGGTTACTGGTCAGGTTTACACTCTGCCTCTGAATGAGGAGAACATTCTGAATGCTTCCGGTGGTTCTATTGCTAGACGTGATTCTCTGGCTCTGGACTTCTGCATTAAGGCTGTTCACATGAATGTTGAGGGTTCCGTTGTTCGCGTTCCTGTCAATATTACTCCTAACCTGGCTGCTAACTCTTCCTTCACTGCTGAGGTTAAGGCTTCTAATGGTACTACCACTGTTAAGGATCTGGTCATTGGTCAGGTTGACTTCTACAATGGTACTGTTTCTGTTGGTTCTACTGCTGGTATCGCTGTTCAGGTTGAGTTCGGTGGTCATCTGTCCAATGAAAATAACAATGAGACTATTGAGCTGGATCGTGAGCGTGAACTGATGGAATGGAAGATTCCTGATGGTGTCCGTATTAACACTGGTCTGACTCTGGAAAAGATCAAGGACTACAAGGCTCTGTTTGATTTCGATATTACCACTGAAATCATTGCCGATATGTCTACTGTTCTGTCTCAGTATGAAGATAGCGAGATTCTGGGCTTCCTGAATGATAGCTATGATACTTGGAAGACTCGTGTTGATCTGCCTTTCGGTTACACTGATGGCTTTGTTGCTGAGGGTTACTTCTCTTGTGAGCCTCCTGCAAATAAGTTCGTTACTCGTTCTCAGTGGATTGATTCTGAAATGAAGTTTGACCTGAACCGTTTCATTGATGAGCTGAAGGTTAAGCTGCGTAATCAGGATCTGATGTTCGTTGTTTACGGCCATCCCAACAATGTCACTCTGATCCAGGATAATGTCCGTTGGGTCATTGATGAGGATACTAAGATTGGTGGTATTCAGCTGGATTACCGCTTTGGTGTTATGACCGCTAACAAGAACCGTATCCATGTTGTTAGCTCCATGAAGTGTCCTAAGTCTCGTGGTCTGCGTGTTGTCGCATATCCTCTGACTAAGGAAATCATCACCTTCAAGCATTATAAGTATAGCCTGAACATTGAGAATGCTTACCGTAATGCTCTGACTCCTCTGACTCCCAACGTTATGGGTACTTCTCGTTTCATTACGACTGAAGTTCTGCCTGTTCAGGGTGAGTTCCATATTTCTGAAAATCAGTTTGCACTGAAGAATCCTTCTTCTCCTGCAACTGCAATGGTTGCTACTCCTGTTATTAACCTGGCTTCCGGTGCATACACTGGTGCTCAATCTGTAACTGTTGATTGTGCAACTCCTGGTGTCAACATCTACTACACTGTTGATGGTACTGAGCCTGTCGTTGGTACTTCTCCTCTGATGAACGCTTCCATTAGTGTTGCTGCTTCTTGCACTCTGAAGGTTGTTGCTGCTAAGGCTGGCATGATTGCTTCCAACATTGTCTCTGCAGAGTACACCATTAACTAATTAAATATTTATAAATAACTCATAAACATTTGGACATAGGGTAATTTACCCTATGTCCATTTTTATTTTTATCCACAATATATTAAACTTTAATATAATAGAAAAAGGATTAATATTTAGTATATTGAAAGGAGTAATATTAAAGATGATTAATAAAAATGATGATTTATTATATATTGAGAAGTGCTTTATGTCTATTAAGAATAAAGTTGCTGTCAATGATAATTTAAATAAAATCAGTCTTGCACTGAAACGTGTATTTGATATTAATTGCACATTAACCATTGTAAATAATAATTCAAATACATTCTTCGGTATGAATGTATTTCCTTCTATTTCTACAATGGATTTAATGATTGAATCTATTATTGATAATCAATCTAATATGGATGATGTATTAAAAATCTGGCAAAAAAATAATGATTGGAATATTGAGATTGATAGTATCTTATTATATGATATGAATCTTAATGCCAATCCTCAGGAAATTACTGCAGTATTATTACATGAAATTGGTCATGTGGTATATTCTAATACTATTCCTCAGAGATTATATAAAGTTATTAAGTTCAAGATTGTTAAATTAAACTATCAGTTAAGACAATTAATTTCTACTGAAAAGATTCGTAAATTATTCAATATTGCAATTATTGAATCTTGTCATACTAAAAATTATAGGTACACAAATATTGAAACTGAAAAGACTGCTGATAAATTTGTTATTCAGTATGGATATGGTGGAGACTTAGATTCTTTTATTAATAAATTAATTAAGAGTCAAGGTAATTCTTTAGTTAATCAGACTGATAAAGAACTTGAAAATGAAATTAATATTGTAGTTAATTGGACAGTATTAAATATTACTGAATTAGAGTTTAGAAAGAAATCTTTAAGAAATGCATTAAAGGTTGAAATGTTAAAGAATCCTAGTGTATTAACTAAACAGGTTATTCAGGATATTTATAATAGTTTCTTCGGTGAATCTAATGATAAATATAGAATTTTATTATCTGAGAATGCTGGATTAACTGAAGATAAATATAATGAATTAAGAACTGATCAGATTTTAGATCAATTTGTTACTAGAGTAATGACTGAAGCTGCTAGTAATTTATTTGATAAGAATGGTAAGCTGAAAAAAATTAATCAGAATGATATTGATATCTTAGCAGTTGAATGTGAAAGAATTGAAACTGTTGATGACAAGATTTATTTATTAGATAAATTATATTCCTATATGGAATTAATCGATAGAGGTTTAGATTATATTGAATCTGCTGATAAAGATCTAGGATCTAAGGTTATGCAGTCTAAGAGAACTTTAACTGATATGAAAGAACAGTTAGAAGAACTTAGAAAAAATATATTAGCTACTAAGATTATTGATAAACAACTAACGGTCTGGGTTCGGGCCCCTAAGGGTTATGAAGGATAAATAAAAATGAGAGATAAGGAAATTAATCCTTATCTCTCATTCAATATTTTATATTCTAAACACTTTACTATTATTAATATATTTATCATTAACAACAACTTGATATTCATCTTCATAATAGATTTTATTAACTATATCTTTATCTAATTCTAATCTAATAATATTTATACCAAGTTTTAAAGCTTCTTCTTTAATTGTTTTTATACAGTTATTAAATTTTTCATTACCTTTTTCTGTAAAATAAAATGTAACTCTTTCATTAATGTCAGTATATATAATAGGAGCTTTAAGATTATTTTCAAAAAATACTATAGTGTTTAATAAATTATTATTAAATTTATCAAATATATCATCTAATCCAAGTATAATTCCAGTATGTGGATATTCACATCCAGATTCAAATTCATACCTATATAACATAGTAATCCTCCATAATTAGCAAAAATTATTATGTATATCTATATAGATAATATATATTTTTATTCATTATTATTTTGTTACAGAGTATAATTTTAACATTTTTGTAATCGATAAATATTATAAAGGAGGAGAATAATGTCAAGAAATTTTATCTACGATGTTAATACTACAAATATCTCATTTGTACAAACTGCCGTAGACTTAAAGAAATTAGGAATTAAGAATAACATGTTCTTCTTAAAGTTGTATGATCCTTCTTTAAGAGGAGTAGATCCACATTCTCCATTTTTAAGTGATGATCAAATCGTTCGTATTATTAATGAGTGTATTATCAATCCTTGGTACTTTTTACGAGAAGTTGCTAGAATTCCTGACCAAGGCAACCCTAAAGGTGTTCCTTATCTTTTAAATAGAGCAAACTTAGCAGCTACTTGGTGTTTTATTAATGGTATTGATAATTACTTAGTTATTCCTCGTCAGATTGGTAAAACAGAATCTACTGTTGCCAATATAAACTGGGCATTCTTATTCGGTTCTACTAATGCAGAAATGATGTTCTTAAATATTACTGCAGAACGTGCAATTGCTAACTTAACTAAAGTAAAAGACCAAAGAGCATTATTGCCAGCATACTTACAATTCAAGATTGCTTTTGATGATGATGGTAAAGAAATTAAAGGTGTTGACAATACTAAGACATTAAAGAACGCTTCTAATGGTAATAGTATTGTTACTAAACCTTCAGCTCGTGGTATTGAATCTGCTGAAAGAATTGGTCGTGGTTCTTCACAAGTTATTCAATACTATGATGAATTCGAATTCATATCATATATTAAAACTATTATGGCAGCATCGGGTCAAACGGGCCTTCACAATTGTTATATTGTGATAACTCTCTTAATTGCGGGAAACTCCTTAAGTTTATAACTACTAAACTAATATAGTGATATATTAGTGGCGATGGGTAATTCCAAAGGTATAGTAAAAAGGTTATAAGATTGGACAATCCGCAGCTAATATTTTAAAAATTATTCAATTATGAACAGATATTTATTATTAAAATTATTGTAGAATAGGATGATGTGTTATGTATATAATTATTGATGATGAACCTGAAAGGTTTGTCGATGCACGATATCCAGGATTGAAAAATAATTATGAAATAAGTAATTATGGAAATGTCAGAAATAAAAAAACTGGTAAACTTAAACGTATTAATTCCAGAGATCAAGATGGATATATTAGAGGTACTTTTAAAGCCGAAGATGGCACAACAATGTATATTTATTTACATCGTTTAGTTGCTTTTAATTTTTGTGATGGGTATGATGAAACTACCGATAAAATTTTTGTAAATCATCTTGATACAATTCGTGACCATAATTATTATAAAAATTTAGAATGGACAACACAATCTGAAAATAATAAACATTCGTATAGACATGGATCTGCGAAACCACATATAAATCATTTATATGGTGAATCTAATGGTTTTTGTGTTTATTCTGATGAGCTAACACATCAAGTTTGTAAATTATTTGCTGACGGATTTGATGTTCCAGATGTTATGGAAGTTCTTGGATACAGTAAATGTGGTGATAATTTAAAATTATATTATTTTTTGAGACATGTCAAAAAACGTAGACTTAGAAAAAATATATCTGCTCATTATAATTTTTAAAATACAGTTCAACGACTATCGAAAAGGTATCATAAGAGAAATACTTATGAGAGTAACTGAGTAGAGTACATTCCTTTTCATAAAAAAAGAAAAAGAATGGAAATGGAGAGCATTTTATATATGGTGATAGTATATAAGATGAAGATATAGTCTATTTTTTATAGAAATATAAAAAAGCCTGCATATTCAACGGCATCTGAAAATGCAAAAAGGAACAATTCTATTCATTGTCGGATACTAACAAGTACTCCTGGAGATCTCGACTCCCAGGCAGGTATGGATGCATTAGAGATTATTGAAAATACTTGTAAATTCTCTGAAACATTTTATGATAAACCTATTGAAGATGTATATGATTATATTGAAACCAACTCTATTAACCGAATTGTTTATATTGAATTTCAGTATCAGCAGTTAGGTAAAGATGAAGCATGGTTTAATAAAGTATGTGCATATCTTAATGGTGATAAATTAAAAATTCAACGAGAGATATTCTTAAGACGTAAAATAAATAAGCGTCATATCATAGTAATATGATATATGAATTTCCTTAATTGCTGGAAAGTCTATATGAATAGATAATCAGCAGCCAAGCTAAAAAAATAAAAAAAAGAAATGGTGCCTGTTCACCATTCCTTATTCCAGGACTCACCCTGAACTACTATTACTAGTAGGATTTGTGCAGTTTCATCCTTCAGATTTCTGTTAGGATGCTCTACCGTTTCGATCTCAGGATTTCAGATCTACTCCTCAATGGGATGCACTAACTACCTTAATAAGGTTAGCTTGTCTATTCCTTAGATGATAGGATTTCAACAACTTTGGTAGAGTTAATTTTGTGATCTGTATATTTGATCACAAATAAGTATAATGACATAAAGTATATTTCTATATCTATGTCATATAAATAATATATATTTATAATTGGTGAGTTTACGGAAAATTATTTTTTAGAAGGTTCAACGACTATAGTATTTAAATAAATATTAATAGGAAACTCCTTATTAAAGGATGAAGATATAGTCTAAACTATATAGAAATATATAGAAGTTCTTAAATGAACTATATAGAATTAATACTTCTATATGAATATATTTGATGCACGGTAGCTCTCAGTCCCCTTATGATCCTGAAGATCTTGATGCTATTCAGGATAGAAAAGGTACTATTAAAGAAGAAATTTATATTAATAGAATTTTTAAATTAGATGTATATGAACCATTAGATAAAAAAAGAATATATTTTGTTGGTGTTGATGTTTCAAATGGTTATGGATTGGATAACTCTGCTGTTACTGTTTGGGATCCTTATACATTAAAAACTGTTGCAGAATTTAAATCTCCACATATTGGTGTTAAAGACTTAATTAAATTCTTATATATCTTAGTAATGAAATATTTACCTAGATCTATACTTGCTATCGAAAGAAATGCTAACGGTGAAGCTGTTCTTGACCATTTAAGAGATAGTGAAATTAGAGGTAATCTATATTATGATAATAATAAAGAATTAATTAATAATGTTGATGATAAATTAGATGGTCAAGGTTTTATTAGACAAGAAGCTGCTAGACGCAAACTATATGGCATCTGGACGGGAGGTAAATCTCGTGATGTTATGTTCTCACTTCTTGATGATTATGTAAAAGAGCATAAGGAATCATTCGTTGGTGCTAATGTAATTGATGATTTAATGAAATTAGTTCGTATACGTTCGAAGATTCAGGCAATCTCAGGAGCACATGATGACTCTATTATGTCCTTCTTAATGTGTTTATATCTTTATTACTATGGTAATAATTTAGCACGTTATGGATTTACTAGAGGTGTTCTTCCTGAAGAGGAAGAAAGAAATAAAGGAATGGATTATGGTGAAATTGTTAATGCTTTATCTGATAATGATAGAGAATTTTTAGGAATTAATACACAGAATGATAATAATTTTAATATGGAAATTGATATGCGATCAATGATTCAAGAAAAACGTGGATTATTGAGCAGAGCAGATTTACATAATGAGATTAGTTATGCTGATGGAAACAAAAAAAAGTATGAACCTAAATTAGATCCATATTCAATGAAATTATATAATGAAATGCAAAAAGCACAAAGAGAATCTGAAGAATTTAATAATCGTGTAGGATTCATGAATACATATAGAAGTATGGATGAAACTGGTCATGAAGATTATGGTTTTTCTTTAGATTTATTTGATGATTTGAATAGTTAAAAAATAAAGTGGTTAATGGGAAAAATTCCATTAACCACTTTATTATTTATTCAGTCTCTTTTAGACTTAAATGGAAAATGTCATCTGTGATACTTTCCTCAGTTTCAATATCTTTAATACTGATAATATCACAGTCATATACAATACTGTATCGACGAGATGTTACTATACATTTGCCTGATTTTTGTTTAACACTATAATCAGAATTAAACCATGTATAATCAAAAATTTTATTTTTTGACTGAATAAATTTATCATATGCTGCATTAGATAAATTCTCAGTCAGGAATCTTTCAATACCCATTAATATCATTCCTCCCTATCAGTAATGGACACAGTTTTATTCACATGGTCAATACTAACTTTAATATTGATATTGAATTTATATCCACTGATCCTATATTCCCTAAAAATTCTAAGTATAGAATTCAGGGTTGCTCCAATTGCAAACAGTCTGCGAGTTTCCTTTTCAGGAATTTCATCATCAGGCAAAGTTGCCATATATTCTCTAACACTGATGACTTTAAAAGTTTCAGGATCGATATCATAGATACCTCCCCTACATTTAGCATATGCCAAATCTCTATCAGACAAGAGATTCAAATATTCCAAACATACTGACAACTTACTGCTATATTTCATATAGTATCCCCAATCTTCAGTTGTCACTGTAGCTCGGTCTAAGTTCATCATTTTACAAAAACCATCAACAATGGAATTTGCGTACATTCTTTTAGTCATTACAGTTTGTTCCATAATAATTTCTCCCCTATATTAAAAATTATATTTATATATTTGCTATATTAATAATATATACTTATAATATTATAATATACTAATATAGATTTTAATTTATTATGTAACATTTTGGTAATTAAAATATAAGCATGGAAAGGGCGGTTTTAAAATATATGTCACTTTTTTATGATAAAGACGAATATGAATTAGCCACATCAACTGAAATGGAATCATTATTAGCAGAACTTCCTTTTGATTTAATTAAAGAAAGTATTATTGAACAAATTAATGATCCTGTTAATTCTTCTACGAATTATATTGATGTGATTTTAGATAAATGTGAAGTATATAGAGAAGAGTTTAAAGATAATGAAGAACTTATTGCCGAATTAAACGAAAAGCTTATTGAGTTCTTTACTTTTATTATGGATAATATTAATAATAAATTTGAATTAGGTTTAGATATTGAAAGTATTTCTTCTTATTCAAATGCTGTAGATATCGGAGAATCTATTTATAAATATTTTATTCTTAGATATCATAAAAATATTACTAGATTTTTTACAAAATATATTTTCAATAATAAGAGAGTTATTTGTGAACATTTTAGTGATTCACTTAATCAGAAGAAAGATGTTTCTACCTTAGCATATAAGAAACAGATTAAAAATCCTGAGGATTTATGTATCATCACGAATCTATCTTCTATTATTAAATATATTATTGATTTGGATATTGATCCTATCGATTTTATTAATCTTAGTGCAAATCAAGAAAATTATGATGCCTGTGTAATTAAAGGATTAATTTCTTCTAGTAGATTAATTGGTGATTTTGTGCCTTCATATATTAATTTATGTGTTGATTCGCATGATTATATATTAGATGAGCTTCATACTGATATTAGATTAAAGATTATGAAGAAAATTGAAAAATAATATTATTGGAGGATAATGAAATATGGATACTGAACGTAATAATGAAACTGTAGAAACTGCGGAAGTTATGCAGTTATCTGCGATGGATGAAGAAAACGTTGTAGAAGTTAAAGATACTACTGATAATGATTTCATTAATGATGAAAATGTAGATGCATTTAAGTTGTTAAATTTAAAGTCTAGAATTAATGATATTAATTCTATCGTAGAATCTGTAAATAAGAAACAAAATGAATTATTTAATGAACTTGGTGATTTTGATTTCATTGATAAAAATATTGAAAATGTATCTGAAGAAGACATTGACAATATGACAGATGAAGAAATTGATACATTATTGACTGATGAAGAAGGTAATGTTACTGAATTTGCTGTTTCATTTAAGACTATTAGAGAATTAAATCAGTTTAAGCGTGAATTCCTTATTATGAGAAAACAAACTCTTGAATCTTTCAAGAAGTTTGACGAGGAAATTGCTAAACTGAATGCTGAAATTGCTGAATCTCAGGAAGAATTTGATAAGTTGGTTAATACCTTTGGTAATGTATCTAATTTAATTAGATTTAATCTTACTGAAAGATTAGAGAAGGCTGAGACTGATGAACAGAAAGAGTTATTTACTAAGTTAATTACTTCTTTCGATAATGGTATAAACCTTGATAATCTGAAAGATTATTGTAAGAGTTATAAGGGTGCTAATATTCTTTGGGATCATAAGGATGATAAAAAGGCAACTTATATATATAGACGTTATCTTAAGGTTATTAAGAGTCTTGATATTAAGACCGATCTTACTAAGTTTAATTTCCTTGAAAAAAGATTCCTCGATAAAGATTATCAAGAAAGAGATAATATCTTTGTCTTTGCAGTAATTCATTATATTTCTTCTTGGCATAATAAGTCATATACCAAAGCAGATGGATTATTCCTCACTCAATTTACTATTAACTTAAAGAACCTCTTCTATAATAAATTTGATAAAGAAGAGGATAAAAATAGATTTATTAATAATATTATTGATGTTATTAAAATTATAGGATAAGACTAAAACAAAAGGATAAGAAGGAGTTATTTTCCTTCTTATCCTTATTATTTTTTTAAATTTTAAGGGGGAGAATATATGTTAAAAACCTTTTTAAAAGATAATGGTGAAAGTATTATCTTTACTGGTTATTATATGGAAATTTATATCCCCGAAAATTATTTTTCCACAGGTATGGCAGAAATTGAAGGTACTGTTATTAAAACATTTGGTCTTTTGAATTGTATTGTTAAAGATAAAAATGATAAAATATTAGTAAAGTCTATGATGAATCTTCCGACTACTATTATTTTACATTTCAATGATATGTATAGAACTAAAGTTAATTTATTTAACGATAAGAATAGTGAACCTGATTCTTATCGAGTTCTTAAGTATTATAATAATGATATGATCATGGCAAATGTTGTACAAAAGGATTCTACATCTGCTGAATTATTTGTTAAATTAGTTTTCGGTGGTAAACTCACAAATATTCCATATGATAAATTATTATCAATATGGGAGAAAAACCTTGATTTAAATGGTGTTAATTTAGGAGTCCCGTCATCTATATTAGAGTTAATATTGGCTGAAATTTATCGTAACCCAACAAATCCTAATGAGAAGTTTTCTAAATATATTAATGCTAATCCTACAGCATCTAAGACATATTATAGAGCTTCTAATATTAGAGAAATTTGTTCTAGAAATTCGACATTTGCAGCTCTTACATTTGAAGACTTTGATACAATGATGACTGCTTCCTTAAATATGAATAAATACAATAAAAAACAGGTCGAATCACCTATTGAAAAAGTAATTAAAATGTAAAATAATCGTTATCTAGCTTTAAAACAATATTATAAAATAATAAAAAGGAGGTTATTAATTATGCCTAGATCTGGTCAGATCGTACCTGAATATTTAACTCCGCATGTTAAAACATATATTAATGACAATTCCGTTTTTACTTCCAATGAGACTACTCAGAGTGAAAATGGTGTCAGATTATTAACTGTATTTGCATCTGCTAAGGGTGAAGATGGTGTAATCAAGGCCGTTACCAGTATTAGTGATTATCTGGAAGAGTATGGTACTCCTAACTTTAATCTCTATGGTCAGCCCTGCTATATGCCTTATGCTGCTCTTAGTTCTGGTAATGCAAAGTGCTATTGTATGAGAGTTATGCCTCAGACTGCAACTTATGCAAATGTTATTATTTCTGCATATACGCAGGTTGCTGAGAATCCTGAAACTGGTCTTAGAAACTTTAAGGTTAAGTTTGTTGCTACCCCTGTTTCTAATATCACTAACAAAGAGACTATGATGTTAAAGATGCAGGAACATGCAAGCTATCCTCCTGAGGAAGTAACTGTTCGTGGTGAGCAATATAATGTCTTCCCTCTGTTCTCTGTTATTTCTAAGGGTCGTGGTCAGTATGGTAATGCATATCGTATCCGTATTGTCTCTGACAATTTAATGAATCAGGATAATGAATTTACTAACTATATCTTTGAAGTTTTAGATAGTAGCTCTGGTAATATTGTTCTGAAAGAACAGCATCGTGGTGGTTTTAACTATGATGCTATTGTTGATATGAGATCTTTACTGTTTGATGATGTCATTGCTGATCCTACCAATGGTAGTAAGAAGATTGACTTCGTTACTAACACTGAAGGTTTCGATAATCTGTATGCAACTTATAAAGAGTTTGTTACTACTGAAATGCAGCAGACTGTTGCAGATTTCTCTATCTGCGATATGTTCTTAGGTAAGACTAAGACTGGTGCTGACATGGTCGGTTATGTTATTGACTCTGAAGCAATTGATTTTGCTGCATTAGATTCTACTATCGGTGTTGCTTTAGGTAATGGTGATGATTCTACCTTTGCTTCTAACTATACTCCTGTGGTAGATTCTGAAGGCAATGTTGGTCCTACTCGTCAACAGTCTATTGATGAAGCCTATATTAAGGCATTTAATGGTGACTTCGATATTGGTATTCGTAGTAAGAGAAGTGTTCCTTGTGAATTGATTCTCGATGCTAACTATTCTGAAGAAGTTAAGTTAAAGCTGGCTGAATTAGCATTACATCGTTATGATGCTCGTTGTGTTATTGATGCTGGTATTTTAACTACTGTTTCTGCTGCTTCTAATTGGGTTACCAGAGAAACTATTAAGTCTATTGCAGATTGTGTTATTAGTAAGGAATGTCAGCATTATAAGATTCGTGATCCTTTCACTGGTCGTGTAATTCCTGTTACTATGACTTATTTCTTAGCTGAGAACTTACCTACTCACTATCGTACTGCTGGTAATCATATTCCTTTTGTTGGTGAACGTTATACTCAGATCACCAATCATGTTCGTAATTCTCTGAAACCTGCAATTGATGCTGATAATCTTGCTGTTAAGGAAGTTCTGTATACTAATCATTGTAATTTCTTCGAGTGTATTGCTGAAGATAATTTTGTGCGTGGTACTCAGAGCACTTCCCAGCTTGCATTATCTGATCTTTCCGAAGAAAATAATGTTGCAGTTATGTTAGAGATGAAGAGAATGCTCGAAGAGTTTGTTAGTGCAAATCTCTTTAACTTCTCTGAAGCTGAAGACCGTTTACGTTTCACTGAAGATGCAACTCGTATGTTTGCTGATTTCAGAGGTAGCAAGGTCAGCAGCTATGAAGTTTACTTTGATATGAATGCCTTCGAAGCACAGAGATCTATTTTACATTGTTATTTAGCTGTTGTCTTCAGAGGTATTTCTAAGCGTGGTATTATTGAAATCGATATCAATAAACGTACCTAATTCTTTAAGAAAGGAGTTAGTATAATATGGCAGAAGTAATTAATACTTTACAGTCTGGTATTAAAAAGTATAGTAAGAATGATATTACAAATTATTCTTTATTCTTAGGTGGCTTAAATGCTACTCAGCAGGCATTAGCACAGTATGACCCTCTTAAGACTGGTTATGCTCGAATTTTCTTTATTAAAATGCCTGTATTTATGGAAAAGCTTTTACCTAGTGAGACGAAAAATTTCCGTCATCTGTTAGAGTATGGCTTTACTAGTATTCAGGGTATTGGTAACACTGAGCTTAATATGGATCAGATTACTGGTGGTTATGCAGGTCGTTCTTTCGATGTTGCAACTACTGCTACTGATAGCACTCAGAACGTTACTATTTCTCTGTATGAATTTGCAGGTTCTCCTGTTAGAGAATATTTAGATATGTGGATTAGTGGTATCTCTGATCCGTATACTGGCTTAGGTCATTACCATGGTGTCATGGATATTGATAATACTGTTAGATATTCTCAGGCGAACCATGTTGCTGAAGCAATTTATGTTGTTACTGATCCTACGGGTCGTTCCGATGGTATTGAGTATGCAGCATTATTATCCAATATGATGCCTAAATCTGTACAGCAGGACCACTTCAATTATGATTCTGGTCAGCATCCTATTGTTACTATGCAGTGTGAGTTTAGCTGTGTTAAGTATCAGTCTCCTCAGATTAATACTATTGCTAAGGCTCTGATTGATAAGTTCCAGGTTATGCGTGATTATCTTGACTTCGAGAGTCAGTATACTACTAATCAGGTTGATAATATGACTAAGAACTGGATTTATAACTGGCCTAAGGATAAGGGTCATAATAAGGGCTTAACTCCTCCCGCTGGTGTATAATACAAAAAAAATAATTATATCCCCATACAGGAAATCCTGTATGGGGATTTTTTAATATCTAAATACCTTATTAGGTCTATATCTATGATAATTTTCTTCATATTCATTATGAGAACTATCATGTTCACTTTTAACATTTTTCAATGTATTATAATTAGTTTCTAATGCTTCTTCAATAGATTTAGTATTATCACTAATTAACATATATTGTGTAGATATCATTAATTCCTTTAAATTAGCCATTGATAAATCATCACTATATTTAACAAATAAATCTACAATATTTAATTCAGTATTATCACTATTATCCTTATGAATTTTATATCCTGTTAAAATATCACCAATCTTACAAGATCTAAAGAATGCTCTTCTAATATTTTCATTCGGATTAGGAATCTTATACATTCTATCAAATCTACCTGATCTATTAACAAAAGCAGGATCGATTCTTTCTGGATAGTTACTAGTACCAATGAAATAAATTCCAGATTTCATATTAATACCATCTAGGATATTGAGAAATTCCGAACGGTTATTATTTAAAATTACACTATCAATGTCTTCAATAACAATAATAGTAGGTTTTTCTTTTAAAGCATTAATTAATTCAGATAATACAAAAGTTACTCTAGGAGTATTAGGATTGATAATAATAGTTGTTACATTAGACAATTGTCTAATAATTTCTCTAATCATAGCAGTTTTACCATTACCAGGTTCACCATGAATGATAACTCCTCTTTTATATAAGATATTCATTTTCTTATATAATTCCTTAGTATCTTTTTTAAAGAATAACTTAATGTCATTCATAACATTAAATAACTCGCTTTCAGTATCATATACTAAGTTTTCTTTAGGAAGTTTTTTCTTCTGAATAGAAACAATTTTATCTTCATCGTTCATAGGACTGGAAACTTCAATATATTCTTTTTTCTTACATTTAAAATTAACACTATTGAAAATTCCAGAAGATTTATTAGATTCTAATAATGGTACAACTTTTTTATTAAACTTACTATAGTTTTCTTTATCAATTAACATTAAAATTTTTACATAATATTTTTGTACTGAATAGATAGCAATAGCATTATATTTCTCAGATATAGCAATAACATCAGTTTTTTCATAAGATAAATAAATGTCTGAATCATAAAATGCGTTCTTTTGTGGTAAAATATTAGGGAATTTATGCGCATTACCGATAACTTCAAACTTAAATGTATCTAAAAAGTTCTGTAATTTATGGTTTTCCCAAATATTAAAACTTACTTTATAATATTCATCCTCTTCAAGACCAATATCAAAACCATCAATGATACTATTTACTAAAGTTAATAACCCTTGCTCAACAATTTCACTATTATAATCTAACATGTTTTCATTATCTCCTTTATTTATTATTAAATAAATGTATTATTCATAGTAATAATATATATTTGAATAATATATTAAATATCCCTATACAGAATTAACTGTATAGGGATTATAGTTATTAATATTCTTGATTATTATCTGAAGGTTTAGCTTTAGCTTCTGCATCTTCTTTTGCAATTTCAACTTTAGCATTTTTAATTGCTTCATCAGCATCATCCCAATCAATCATCGGGAGATACTTCTTAGCAAGATTCTTATATACCTTATCTTTAATTCTGTTAGAATCTTGTGTCTGATCGGCATTCTCACCAGTCATAATCTTAATAATATAAGATACGACCTGATCAGTATTATTTAAAATATCAGAGATATTAGTAGTATTAAGGGTCTTAGGAGGATTGAAGATAAATTCAAAACTCTCAATTAATTCTTCGGGAATAGACGTGTTAGAGAATTTAATAATCTTCTTATATAATTCAGTAGTAGGATCATTTAAATCCATCTGATAAGAAATAACACGACCAACGAACTTAGAATTTGCCATAGTTAAGGTTCTGGCATAATCTGCTTCATTAATATAGTTCATAATTACTGAAGGGACACCAGTGCCGTTAACCATGTTAGTTCTTAACATTTCCATTAAATCAGTATTTAATGGTACATCTTGACCTTGTAAAATATCAAACTCTATTCCTCGTTCACCACTTCGTCCAACGGGGATAAAGATTTCCTTGTATGCGCCGATTTTCGAGATTATAGAATTGTAGTTTAATAAATCCATGAAGTTAATCTGTCTACCTTTGACAGATCTTGCAACTTCTTGAATTTTATTTGTAATATTAGTATCCATACCAGAGTTTTTAACATAATATACTCTTTGGTCATTAGACTTACTAACAATAGATACCATTTTGAAAATTAACAATGCTAAATATAATTTAGCATAGAATAATGCTTTAGTTAATACAGACTGACCATTTCCATCAGCATCCTCATTAACTTTAAATTCAACCACATAATCAGCAGGAATAAACTGGAATTTAATTTGCTTTTTATATAAATTATTATATAATAAAGCATTAAAAATCATATCTTTAAACTGAATATTATTCTCTAAGAATTTCTTATCAAAAGATTTAACAATTTTATCTGTAATCTTTCCTAAGAACATAGTTTCAACATCTTCAGTATTCTGATAATTTTGTCCAGATGTTGCATTAGTAACTTTAATAGTTGTAGAGAATGGAGATTTATTAACTTGGAAATCAGTTGCATGAATATAGTAGTATCCAATCACAGTGTCAAGAATCTTTACAGGGATCATCTTTTTAGGTTCAATATATTTTAAATAACATTCAGTAATATTATCAAACTTATCACCTTTTTTGGATGTATCAACTGTACCATCAACAGAAAGATGTTTATCATTTTCAGATTCTTGTTTTTTCACAATATCTTTTTTCTTCTTAGTAAATTTTTCATTATCTACTAATTCAGAAATATCAACACCTTCTAATAACGGAATAGAACATACATCATTATATACTTCAATATTATCAGTATATTCCTTAGCAATTTCAATAACATTATTTTTCTTAATATCAATACCAATTTTAGCATCAATATTAGATAAATCCTTTGTTAAGTTTTCCAAGAAAGATTCATCAATACTTTCACTAATAACAGTCTTTTTAAAAGGATCTTTAATTTTCTTATCATATTGCTCTTGGAATAATTTAGAATATGGACAGCAATATACATAATAATTACCGTATTTTAATGTATTAGGAACAACCATATTCTTAAGTTTAATTAATAATTTAAATTTTCTTTCCAA